GCTTGTTTTTCTGGTATACCAGCGGTAGTAAATTGTTTTACTGCTTTGTGTGTATCAATTAACGCCATAATATTCCTCTCTATTTTTAATCCTCAACTACCCAATCACTAGCTTCCATATCTTCTATAGTAAAACCACAGTCTGATAAATCAGTATTGTTAAAACGCTTCTCAGCTTTAAGTCTTTTTAACGTTGTATTTGTAGTTCTTCAATTGTTTTTGTATTTTTCATAATATTTCCTTATATATTTATTCACCCTAAATTTTTATAGTAAAACATTTTGAGCTGTTTCCAAAATGGAAAGAGTTGTTTTACGATTAAGCGATGCCATAATTATTCTCTTGCTAATATTGTTTAATCAGTATAAAACATATAAAGCAACTTGTCTAGTTAAAAAGAAAATAACTTTATTAGACATAAGGGGGATATAAAATTATTTTTTGTTTAACTAGTACACCCGTTAGACACATTAAATTAAAATTAAAAACCGGAACCAAGATCGACCATTTTGCCGACGTCGGCAAAATGGTCAGAGAGCTGATTATGGAAATTAAAAAGAGGAAATATGAAAATTCAAGATTTAGATTTGATGGATAGAGTTCTTTTGTTGGAAATTCAAAGATTGCCTATAGAAGAATTTTAGGATGTAGGGCCGATTGTAATGATGGAAAAATATTAGAAGGGCTTGGTAGGTATTTGAATTATTGTTATTGGTGCAAGAGTAGCACGGCGGATATTAATGAAGGAGACGATATTTGTAACAATTGTTATGCTGTTTTTGATTAATAAACAGTATTCTTGGCATTAGTTCTATAAATTTGTTTTATGCTATAATACAAGTATTAGTTAATAAGCATTTATAGATGACTAGCATATCTAAAACCGAAGCAGCCATAAACAACTTAAGTCTATCTATTCCCAATATAGAGATATTTCTATCCAAAGTTAATACAAAGCACTCATTCCATGAATTTATCAAGCAAGCATGGCCTGCAATTGAAGGAGGTGTTAGTTTTGTAGATAGCTGGCATATACAGGCAATATCTGAGCATTTAGAGGCTTGTTATAGTAGACAGATAAAGAAGCTTCTGATCAACATTCCCCCAAGAACCAGTAAAAGCACAATAGTATCCGTGATGTTTCCAGCTTGGGTATGGCTTCATAACCCTGAGGAGAAATTCCTTTATTCTTCCTATGCTGGATCACTCTCAATAGAACATTCCTTAAAATGTAGAAGATTAATAGAGAGTAACTGGTATCAAGAACGTTTCGGTAATTTATACCAACTATCTAAAGACCAGAAAGCTAAAGGTTTCTTCGATAATAACAAGAAGGGTAGCCGTATTGCTACATCTGTTGGCGCAAGTGCAACTGGTAAAGGTGGTAATTTCTTAATTGTTGATGATGGCAATAATGTCCAAGATGGAGAGAGTGAAGTTAAACGCAAAGCTACAATTGAATGGTTAGATAGCGTATGGTCAACTCGGTTGAATAATCCTAAGAATGACGTACAAATTATTATCCAGCAGAGATTACATGAAGAAGATATTACTGGTCATATTATAGATAATGACCTAAATGACGAATGGGTGAATCTTGTTTTACCTATGGAATATGAAGATGCACGTAAAGCTAAAACTGTAATACTCCCATCAACTGATGGCAAAATCTGGCAAGACCCAAGGGAAGAAGAAGGTGAATTACTATGCGAGCAAAGATTTTCTCTTGAAGAAATTAATCAATATAAACATAGATTAGGCTCCTATGGTTATGCTGGCCAGTATCAGCAAAGACCGGCACCAGAAGAAGGTGGAATAATCCAGAAATCTTGGTTTAAATGGTGGAAACATGATCAGCCACCTGAAATACAATTCATAGTTCAGTCATGGGATACTGCACTTACTGCAAATGAAATGTCTGCATATTCAGCCTGTACTACTTGGGGAGTGTTTTATGATCATAATTACATAGAGAATTTGATATTACTTTCATCATGGCGTGGACGTGTTGAGTATCCAGAACTTAGAGAAATGGCAAAACGCTTATTTTTTGACTACCGAGATAATGGCAAAGAACGTAATCCAGATTTTAAGGGCAGAAAAATTGATATGTGTTTAGTAGAAGCCAAAGCATCAGGAGATCCACTAATACAAGATTTATATAAAGGTGGTATTAAAGCTATAGCATTTAACCCAACTAAATATGGCGATAAGATACAAAGAGTCAGGCTAACTACACCTATAATTGAAGGTGGAAGAGTATGGCTTAGGGCACAAGGTCCAAAATATGAAAGGCTTATGTCTTTTTCTGATGAGTTTTTGCAAGAAGTTGCCACGTTTCCTAATAGTTCCTCAAGGGATTTAGTAGATACGATGACACAAGTCTTGCTCAAATTAAGAGATGGGCATCTTATACTGAATCCTAGAGATGAGCGACCACAGCCTCCTAATGATACTGAAGGCAAGATAGTATATTAAAAGGCAAGTTTATGAAAATATTATGCTGTTGTAAAAAAAAGAAAATAGAAAAATCAGAAACAAGTAAAAACACCTATGAATCATATATTTTTTCTGAAAACAACTTATTAGAAGAAAACTTAAGTAATAATAAGCAGACTCCTTTTCAATCAAACCGAATAATAAAAGGCGTTGATGATAAAATAATTATTGGCGATCAGTTGCAAGAACACCAAGAAGGATACTGGTATGCTCCTGAATCAAATGAATAATTATTACTTCCTAAAATTCTCATTGATATATTGCTGCAAGATAACCTCAATATTAAGCCTATCCATTTTGATTTGGCGTGCATTTAAATGCAGCAGTGGAATTTCAAACTCATTAAAGCCGTAGGCTATATCTGAGGATTTAGCTTGTTGCATATCAATAATTACCGGAAAGTAGATAGGTAAGTGTTTGGCAACATTCTTGCCAAAAGGCTGGAAAAGATTATTTGAATTCTCAATGCGGACTTGCAACTTAATAACAGTACCGACAACAAGATATCCAGCTTCTTTTGCAATAACAAAGAACTCTGATGATTGATTAATGGCATGGATAAGATTTTCTATTTCTGTTTTCTTGGCTTTTTTCGTCATTTTTTACCTGTGGTATAATAGTGAATAAGAATATTGAATAAGAATATTTACTTACATGGAAATTTTAACAGAGAATATAACGCCTGTCGAAGAATTAGAAGATGGGTCTACTGTATATGAGATAGGGTCTGATAATGAGGAGCAAATTAGTAACGATAATTTTTATGCTAATTTAGCAGAAGAATTATCAGAGAGTTCTAGGAATAAACTTAGTACTTATTTACTAGAAGCTATAGATGAAGACATGGAAGCAAGGAGAGACTGGCTTGATAGTGTCAACAGAGTAAAACCTTATCTAGGGTTCTCTTTAGAAGACTTGAAAGATAAACCATTCTCACAAAGCACTAGAACGTTTGATACAACTCTTTCTACTGCGCTTATTAGATTCTATGCAACAACGAGGGCCGAGTTACTTCCTGAAGATGGAGTAGCTGGATTTAAGATAAATGGCCAGGCAAATGAGGAGCTAGAGAAAAAAGCTGAGCTTAATAGAGATTGGCTGAATTACTTCCTAACAGTTAAAGACCATGCATATTATTCCGACTTTGAGCGTTTCCTGCTTTATCTAGGCCTCTATGGCAGCGGCTTTAAAAAAGTCTATTATGACAAGATCAATAACCAACCTTCAAGCAGATTTATTATGCCTGAGGATTTTGTTATTGATGGTGATTGTACTTCCATACTCGAGTCAGAACGTCTTACCCATATACTTCATTTATCCAAAAGAGAAATCATCCTCAAACAACAAAGCGGCATTTATCGAGAATGCGAGTTACCTTATTTAAAAGGTCTTGATGCAAATGATGAAGGTGAAGATAAGCAAAAAGATGGCATAGATTTAAGTGCATATAGCCATAAATCTTTGTTTGATATCTATGAGATACATACATACCTTAATCTGGAAGATTTTGCTGATACTGATTTTACAGAATCAGAGGATGCTATTCCTCTCCCCTATGTAGTAACTATAGATAAGATATCAAAAGAGATACTAGCTATCCGGCGCAACTGGGAGGAAGATGATCAGGATAAAAAACGCACTAATTATTTTGTGCAGTATAATTATCTGCCAGGTTTTGGCGTATATGGTATTGGCCTTGCTCATCTACTTGGCTCAAATGCTATTACTCTTACTAAATTACTGCGCCAACTTGTAGATGCAGGCTCATTTAAGAACTTACCTGGAGGTTTGCGTAAGAAAGGTATAAAGCAGCAAAATAACGACATAGTAGTAGGACCTGGTCAATTTGTCGAAGTTGATACTGGAGGCGAGCCTTTAGCAGAAGCATTTATGCCACTACCATATTCAGAGCCATCACAAGTTTTGCGAGAACTGCGACTTGAAATCGTTG